TCTTTTATTTCTTAATATTTCTAATATATTGTCAGTTCTTTGTATTGCTTCACCATCAATAATTTTATATTCATTGGGTTGATAATCACCCTCAATAATCCCTTGTCCTAGTAATAAACCTACCTCGTGTATTTCTGCAACAGTAGAAGTTGAATGGTCTATTTCACCAGTTTCTAAATTGTATATAGTAAATATATTCATTATCGTGTGTTATCCATCATTACATTAAGTGAAAGTTGAGTATGATTATAAGCTCCTGAGAAATATACTCTCCAATAAACAGTTGATTGAGATGTAGATAATGTGGTTATCTGACCTGTATAAACATAAGTATATCCCCTATAAGTTCCAGCACTCCAAGAGATATTGGTGTTTCCATTTGCATTTACCCAAGTTGAATTGTTTAAAGAATATTGAACCCTTCCACCACTTACATCACCAAGAACTCCTGAGAAGATAGCAACATAACCAGCGTTATCTCTAACCTGTGTGATTGTTACTGGAATAAAAGAAGCATTACTGCCTGTATATTCTGATGTTCTTTGTACATACGCCTGACCATCTCTTGCTAGTGGAAATTTAGTTCCTGCTGTTACATGACTAACAATAGTAGAGCTGACATTATCAAAGCTCTTAACATTTAAAGTATCAACATTAATTCTTGCTGAATCTAATTGATCAGCAGTTATTTTGGTTGCTGATATGCTTTGTACTTTATCATTAGTAACAGCACCAGTTCCAATTTGTGTTGAAGTGACTCCACCTGATTTAATAATTAGATTACCACTACCATCAGTGTCTAAAGTAACTCCATCAATTAATATTTTATCTGCTGACAAGTTATTTATTCTTGCATTATCAATAAGTACAGAACCACCACTAACAACAAATGGACTTACACTTGAGCCAGCATCATTATCAATTTTAAAAGTATCAGCTAAGAAAGCTATTGTGCTAGTTGCTCCTGTTCCTGCATCGGCATTACTCTCAAGAACCATTTGTGCAACTTTGCCATTTGCATTTAGTTGTAATACATAAGATGCAGAAGCATTGTCATTTATATCTGTTATTGCTGTTGCGTTTGTTGTGATAGATGCTGTATTACCATTAACTGTAGAAGTTAAGGATGTTATATCAGAAGCAAGAGCTGTATCTGCATTTGCTCTTGTTGTAGCTTCAGAAGTAATTGCAGAGGTATTACCATTAACTGTAGAAGTTAAGGATGTTATATCAGAAGCAAGAGCAGTGTCAGCATTTGCTCTAGTGGTTGCTTCTGAACTTATTGCCGAAGTATTACTATTAACTGTAGAGGTTAAGCTAGTTATGGCACTAGCATTAGCTGAAGTATCAGTTGTAAGAGTAACTATATCGCCTTGAGCTGTAGCTATATTTGTTGTGTTAGTAGATACAGTAGAGCTTAATGAATTATATAAAGTTACTAATGAAGCATCTCTAGCTTTTTCCCAGCCATTATTAGCTGCATTTCTAACATACATTTGATTATTGTCATCAGTATCAGCCCATAAGTCTTGAGATTGTAATGCAGAGCCATCGATTCTTGTTGTTGGAGCTGATGTAGATTTTATTAATTGTGTTGAGTTAACACCGCCAGCATTAATTGCAGATTGTACATCAGAACCTATTTTATCTAATGTTACTGCATCATCTTTAATGTCTGCTGTTCCTGTTGGAGCATCACCAATAGTAAAAGTTAAAGTAGCAGCAGATGATTCTGATCCTAATGTGTTTAGTGAAGTAACACTTGCAACATAGTTAGCATCAACAGATAAAAAGTTAAGATCACAATTAGTAACATCAACAATAGTATTTTTAACTTGATTGCTTGAACCATCTACAACATTAACTCTATATTGATAATCAGGAAAATCTGTTGGTTCATTCCAAGATAAGAATGGTCTACCTGTAGAACTAGAATCAGAATCAGTAAATGATAATCCTGTTGGAGCTTTAACCGCATAAGCAGAAGGTAAGTTAGCTAATTCTTCTACTGGTTCTTGAGGTGGTACTTCCCATGTATAGACATCAAAGTATTCTATTAAGCTAACTGCAACTAAACCATTAGGTTGTAATTCTAATGCTTCAACTCTACAAACTTTGCCTGAGAATCCTAGACCTGCATAGGTTAAATCTACTATGTCTCCTACATTAAGTTTATACATCTCAGGAGTACCTAGGAACTGCATAGTTGTTTGATTTCTGCTTCTAGTTAAGATTGCTTTACCCATATTGTAAGCAATATATGGATCAGTTATATAAGGGAACTCAGCTTTAATTTCTAATATTTCATCACCATCATCTGAATAATATTCAGGACTTGCATCATGTAAAACAGTAGCTGTATCTAATTCATATTTTTTATTAGCATTAAAAAATTCAACAATAACTTTATTTGCTTTTTTATCTTTATTTCCATAATCAACTGATATACCAGCATCAGCAATAATATGATTATCATTAATACTAAATGTAGAAGAACCTGTATCTTCTATTGATAGCTCATACTTACCATCTATATAAAGAAAAATACCTCTCATATTTGCAAGAAGCTCTTTAGCATTTTCCATCACATTTTTATTTGTATCTAAATAACCATTGCAATGAAATCTTTTAACTTTTAATAATGAAGTGCCTGTTTGTGATGAATAGGTACTACTAAAAGTGCTATTTATATAAATAATATATTCTTCATTAGAATCAAAGAATTGGCTTCTTTGCACATCAACAATTTCATCACCATCTATAACACCATTACCATTAGCATCAAATAAATCTAATAGCTCACCTATTTTATTTTGCCACCATTCATCATTAGCATTTGCTCCTGAAATAGTAAAAAAGTTATCACCACTATTTGCACTCCAAGTAAGTGATTGTGCTGTTCCATTAAAATAAGGTTGATCAACCTCTGTATCACAAACATTAGCAGCAGAACTAAAGGTAGACATATTGATCTGTGATGCTGTTAAACCCTTACCATATTCATTGTTAGTTATATAATCTAAAAAAGTTAAAGCTGGATTATCTGAAAATTCATAAGTAGATGGAGTTCCAAATGTTTGACCTGAGTCTCTTGGATCATAAACCTTCTTACCTCTAACTTGAACTGTTAATTGTGGAACTCCTGACCATATACCCTCTTTGTCATAGCCATAATGAGCTGCTATGTAACAAATGCCATCTAATCTATGTGCAGAAGTCCAATTAGGCATAGAAGCAACAAGCATTGGGTCTGCTGTTTGTGATGCAGCTCCATGATGTAGGTTCATAACATATCTATATTTAGATGTAGGACTTGTTCCAAATTGACCAGCACCAGCATCAATACCAGTACCATTTTGTGAAACTGTGTTTAATGAACCAGCACCTGAAGATATTTTATCTGAGCCTATATAACCACCATCTCTAAATCTTGCTGAATCAGTTAAAGGAGCACCATCTAACTCAATAGTCCTTCCAAGTATTTCATCACATTCACCAACTGATAAAGCATACACCACATATAAATCTTTTGAATCATTATTGTTTACATCCATATAGATAATCTGAGCACCAACCCTTCTCACACCATATATAACAGGAATTTTTCCACCAGCAGAGGTTTTGTTAACTAAGATATCCTGACCTTTAGCAAGCATATTTCTAGCTTGTAAAAATCCTTTAACACCAACCACCAAAGATGCTGCATTAATAATACCTGTAATTGTTCTTAATACTGTTGCTGTTGTACCAGTAGTTCCAAATGCAGTTCCAAGATATTGAAAAAAAGTAAATATTTTATCTAACACTATCTACCCCACCTTACATCTTCTTTGACTTGAGTAGCAAATTCCATTCCTTTATCACCTGTGCTAAATGACTGCTGTGATTCGTCTGAATAATGTCTGCCTTTAGTTAGATTCCAGTTTGCCCAATGACTGGCAACAGTCATGGTTAATGTTGAATTATTTATTGCTTCTGCAATTGCAACATTTCTAATTTGTCCTTTGAAAAAGTTTATTGCACCAACAATAGTTTCATCTGCATTAAAGTAAGCTAAATATATTTCTACTTCTTTACCAGTAAAAGAACCATCTTGAACTAAAGACCTTACTTGGTCTGTAATATTTGAAAAAGCTAAACCTATTTCAGTAACTTCTAGCTGACCAGTTTCTGTTGAAACATCAACTTGCAAAAAAGAACCACCAGCTTCATAGCTATTAGAATCATAAGTTACATTAGAATACCAATCAGTTAATCTGATAGTAGTTGATAAATTTAGCTCAACTAAAAAAGCTGTTTTAGTTGCTGTTGATGATACTTGAGTTTGTAAAGCAGTAGATAAACTTCTTGGCATTAGGTTATAACCTCTCTAACATCAAATGAAATACTGTAAAAACCGCTAGCATCTGTTGAATACATAATCTCATTACTTTCAAGATAAACAGTGAAACTAGGTTTATTTACAGTAACAGCTTCATTATCTGCTAGAGATGCTACTAGATTTGGTGATATAAGAACAGTTAATGCTCCAGTACCATCAGAATCAATATCTGATTGAACCATGTAGACTTTACTATGATTTGCAAATTTAATTATGTCTCCAGCCTTTAAAGCACCTGTTTGACTAGCTGTAAAGCCATCTAAGACTATAGAAGCATCTCCTGATGTATGTGCTCCAACTACTTGAATATCTGTTTCTGCTTTGCCTGCACCTAAATTATCTAAGGGTGCAACAATGGTAAAGTCCTCAAAAGAACCTTTTTGTTTTTGTAAAAATGCAAATACTTCTTGAGCCTTTTCTCTTTGTAAGGGTGGCATTTGCACTGTAAAAGAAAAATATTGACTACCTATTTGTCTGACTTGTTTTTTACCTGATAAAGTCTGATTAACTAAGGTGGGTCTATTATCTTTAAAATTTAAACTTCTAAAATTAGGAGATGTTGGAAATTGTCCTGACATTATACGACTCCCATTTTGCCTTGATTATTCATGGCATTGTTTATGATTGATGTGATCAATCCTTTTCTTGATGCTAATAACTGATCAAAACCAGCAGCATCTACTGTTGATATATTAAAGTTGACTGTAGCTCCCATACCCTGACCTTGGTTATGGTCTATAACAGTTTCATTAGGATGTAATATTGCTGGGAATCCACCTCTTCCATCTACACCACCTGCTCTTGCACCTGATCCTGTATAACCACCACCTTCTGCTGAAAATAAATCACCAAAATCTTTAAAGAATGATGAAGCAGCACCAGTTATTTTTTTTATTACTAATTCCTGTATAGCAATTCTTAATAATTGATCTACAACATAATCAGCAAATTCTTTAAAAGATAATTTACCAGCCTTTAAAGAATTTACAATTGAATCTTCAAATTTTTTCATCGATCCAACTGCTGCTTTTCCTAAATTTTCTTCTACTGCACCTATTTGTTGATTAAATGTAGTTAATGCAGGTAGCATTTTTTCTTCTACATTTTTCTTTACAGTATCACCTACATCATCAATTGGGGGTTTTACAGCTAGTAATTGTAATTTAAGATCATAAAATGTATTAGTTAATTTTCCTATATCTGCTATTGGTTCTCCAAAACCCAATGTTGAAATTGATTTGAGTGCATTAGCAACTTCTGCAATTGTTATTACAACAGTTTCTAAAGCATTGACTAATGAAAGTGCAATTTCTCTACCTAATACTTTAAAACCCCCATTGTCCATAGCAGCACTTTTAAGAACTGCACTCAATTCTGTCGCTATATTTTGTAAAACAGGTAAAAATGAAGTTAAAGTGTATTGAACAAATCCTGTAACCTGTCTTTTAACAACATTTATTTGATCAGCAAATTTTTCTGTATTTGCAACTGTTTCAGTATCAAGAATAAAGCCTAGACTTTGTGCTTCCCTAGCATAATCTTCTAAACCCTTTTTACCATTTTTTAATGTATTGACTAAAGCAGCACCTTCTGAGTCAAAGAATTTAAAAGATAATCTTAGTTGTTCAGAAGAGCTTTCGGTATTCATAATGCCATCAGCAACATCACCAAGAATATCTCTAGTTGATCTTAAATTACCCTCACCATCTTTTAACTGTATGCCTAAATCTTTCAAAGCTCCTTTCGCTTCACCTGTACCTTTAGCAGCTTCACCTACTCTTCTTATAAATCTTTGAAGAGCCATATCTAAAGTATTTTGAGCAATGCCTGTTTGTTCTGCTGCAAATCTCATTTCTTGCAACAATTCAACATTAACACCCAATTTACTAGCTGTCTTACCAAGAGAATCTATAGCTTCAAAATTTCTTTGGCTAAATATTGCCAATGCTGCTGCTGTACCTGTAGCTGCTAATCCTACTTTAGCAATACCAATACCTGCACTTTTTGCTGTACCACCAACAGTTTTAAGACCTTTGCTAACTCTATCAAAAGCTGCTTTGGTTTTATCTATTGCTGTTAATTCATATTGTATTCTTTTTTTAGCCATTCTTTTGTTTCTCTTGAGCTAACTCTAAGTAAGCTATCCATCCTTGATATTCATGGACACTAATTTGCTGCAACTCTTTTAAGGTTTTTCCCAGTTTTTCAGCTAATGCGTATTGCAAATATAAATTAGTATCCTTTATTAGTTTTTTTTCGTGTCCTCAATAGGTTCTTGACCCATAATCTTGGTTGCAACGCCAACTAATATCTCTCTATCAACATTGTTTAATAAAGCATTTTTATCTGCTAAATCAAAAAGTTTATCTCCATTTTCATCTAATGCTTTGTAAATAAGAATATAAGCCATCATCGTTAAATCATCTTCTTTACTCATTTTGTAGAGCTTAGAAGTTTCAGCTAGCGTTAATGGCTTACTATATATTTTTAAGGCTTTATCATCTTCACCCCATTCAGGCACTTCGATTACTTTTACATCTTGCTCTGCAAAATGCTTTTTCGCGTTATCTATTGCTGACATTTTCTTATACTGTTGTTGATGTTAAAGCACCATTGCCTTGCACTGAAATACTAGCTTCAACCAATCCATCAAATGATGCACTTCTTGAAACTCCAGTAACAATAGCTGAACCAGTGTAATAAGTATCACCTGCTGTATCTCCTTCAGGATATACATTAAGAGTTACTTCTGATCCAATGGTTAAAGCACCTTGACCACTTGTATCAGTCTCATCCCAAAATACATCTAAACTTCCTGAGAAAGAAGTCAATGATGGTTTATAGGTTCTTGCAGCATCACCCATTGAAGTATCTTCTAAAGTATCAGCAGATTCTTCGATTGAGTAAGACCTTATTTCAGCTACAGCATTAGAACCGACTTTTACAGTTCCTTCACTTCCTTTATGTGTTGCCATTTTCTACCTCGTCTTTCGACTTTTTCTTAGAAGAAGGTTTAATTTTATCTTGCGAATGGACTGCTTCTTCTTTCCAGCCCTTTTTCTTCATTGACTCAACCTGAGTAGGGTGAGCTATTACAGAACTTTTACCATTTGGACTAATTAATTTCATAATTTGTCTCCTATACTGCTACATCAGGATTGGT